ACCGAAATATTCAATAAGAAGCTGGACGAAATCGTGAAAGAAAAAACGAAAGACAATGGATAGAGCAACGGAAATAAGAGGCAAGGTAATTACAGCGCTTTCAACGTTGAAATACGGTACTGTTTCGATACCCGTGTTCGATGAGATCGTTAATCCGAACATTTCTTTACCTGCAGTCGATGGATCGATAGCAACTTACGTTGTTATTCAAGATCAACAAGAACAATTGAACGCAGTTCAAACGGTTGACGCACCGCGCTTCAATTTAAACATGACAATAAGAGTTGTAACGAAATGGGGAACTGTAGGGAAAAAGAAGCTTTGCGAGGACATCGGAGATACGATTATAAATTTGTTGCGTGATGACAGGGGAGCTTCAAAGATCGATGGGATAGACAAGGTATTGCTTGTAACAGCTCAATCAATAGCGGAGACGACAATAAACAATATAGCATTTAGTAAAATAATCATTTTAAACTTTATAAAAAATGGATAATTATCAACCAGGATGGAAGCTGGCACGACTTGCAGTGTGGGATGCTACGGTAACCGCATATGTGCCTATTGCGTGCATCACTTCGAGAAGTGAGAGCAACGCTTCAAATGTGATGGAAAAGACAAACGCTTGCACACAAGGCAAGACGGTTAAGACGATAACAAGTATAACGAGAACGGTAAGCGTGTCAGGCGAAGTAGTAACGGATAACGACGTTAATTCGCTTGACGACTTGCGCGCTTTGCAGGACAGCTTGACGACGCACGATTTCAAGGTTTATCGAACGTCAGGCATCGATGGAGCTACCGAAACAGCGTGGTACTTCTCGGCAACGATTTCAAACCTGAATGCCGACTATCCTACAGGCGAAGGAGAGAGTGCTACGTTCACGATGGACTTGAACATCGAAGGCGAATATTCAAATGTTGAACCAACTCATTAAAAACTAAACAATTATGCCAAATTATCAACCAGGATGGGAAGGAGCGAGATTAGCTTACAAGTTAGGAGTTTCATATATCCCTGTAGCGTGCATAACTTCACGTAGTGAAAGCAACGCGACGAATTATAACGAAAAAGTAAACGTTTGTACTGAAGGTAAGGTGGTTCGAAAGCCGACAAGCATCAGTCGAACGGTAAGCGTGTCGGGAGAAGTAGTAGATGCTGGATCGTTGAACGAGTTGCGTGTTTTGCAGGACAGCAAAACTGAGCAAATATTCAGAATTTACGACAGCTCTGGAACGGCTAAGTATTTCAAGGCAAACGTTATGAACCTAAACGGAGATTATCCGACTGGTGAAGGCGAAACGGCTACGTTTACGATGGACTTGGAATTGACAAGTGATTATCAATCAAGTGACGTTTTTGCATAACGATTAAACATTGAAACTATGTATTCAACTGAAATTACGGTTAATGGCAAGACGATATCGATCCGCTTCGGGGCTTATGTTATAAAGAAGCTTGCCGATGACGGTGTAAGATTACAGGACTTGTCGGATCACATTGCTAACAATCCTGCCGACATAATACCGAAGATTATCTACTACGGTGCGATAAACGCTTCTGAAGAACGTCGAGGCGATAATGTATCGCTTAACGACATCTACGATTGGCTTGACGAGATCGAAGGAGGATTGTTCGGCGAAGAGGCCTCAAAGGTGATCGATTTGTTCACGCAGCAAATGTCGGATAGTGTCCCAAAAAACTTGAAGGCGGGGAAAGCGTCCCCGCAGAAAAAAGCGAACGGTTAAGTGCTGCCGAAGAATTCACGATCAATCATCTTTCGTTTGCGCTCGGTGAATTGGGACTTCGGATGAATGAATTTTATGACATGGCATGGTGCGAGTATCTGATTAAATGTTACGCTTGGGCAAGGATGGAAAAAGAGAAGTGGAGACACACTCGCATGATCGCTTATGAAGCACGTATCGGCAGTCATCTTGATCCGAAAAGCCTGCCGAGAACGATAGAGCAATACATGCCGCTTGACGGAAAGAAGACAGTAAGTCGAGTGCCGCGATCAGAGATCGAAGCACTGAAACGTGAAAGGGAACAAATACTTAAAAAGAACAAACAATGAGTTTCACAGCGATAATAACAGCGGACGCGAAAGGCTTTGAGAAAGCGATCGATCAGGCACAAGCGAAGATCGACGGACTTGAGAAGACGGTCGGTCAAAGGCTTTCGTCGATCGGAGACAAATTCACGGATATAGGCAGAAAGGCTTCAGTTTTGTCGGCAGCGATCGTTGCAGCTGGAGGTGCTTCATTTAAGATGGCTGCCGATTTTCAGGACGCGCTCGGAGCAACTGATCAGGTTTACAAGCAGTCAAGCGATACGGTGAAAGAATGGGCACAAAACTTGTCTTCGCAGTACGGCATCGCTAAGAGCGAGGCGTTGAGTTACTCGAACATGATGGGATCGATGCTGGTTAACATAGGTCAATTGACTGAAGAACAAGCAGCGAAACAATCACAGAAGTTAATCGAGCTGGCTGGAGACTTGACTGCGATGTACGGCGGTCGAGTGCAGGATGCCGTGAGAGCGCTGACAGGTGCGTTGAAGGGTAACAACACGATGCTTGACAACTATGGTATGGCCGTAAACGATGCGCTGGTAAAGACACGTGCACTTGAATTAGGACTTATAGCGCAAGGAGAGGAAATGACTTTGTCAGCACGGCAGGCAGCTACGTTATCGCTTATATGGGAGCAATCTGCAGCGGCACAAGGACAGGCAGCACGTGAGGCTGAAGGAGCAAGCGGATCGATGCGTGCGCTTCAGGTTGAGGTTAAGAATTTGGCGACGTCGTTCGGTGAGATACTATTGCCTATTATCACACCGATCATTTCTGGAATTGCCGACATGGTTAATAAGATAGGATCGTTATCACCTGAATTGCAAAAGACGATCGTGGTTATCGGAGGTATTGCTGCGGCAATTGGTCCGCTAATGCTTGGACTTGGTAGCTTGCTGAAGTTAGCACCGCTTATCGGCACTGCGTTCACTGCGATGACAGGGCCGATTGGTATTGCGGTAGCGGCGATTGCTGCACTTACTACAGGAATAATAGCTTTGACAAATAGGCAAAAAGAAGCTGAAAATGCCGCTGAAGCTTTAGCTATAATTAATAACACGGTTACAAACGAAATAAGTAGAGAGATAGCAGAAATAAATACACTTTTAAGAATAGCTAAAGACGAGACTAAATCAAAAGAAGAACGTCGAAAGGCAATTGAGAAGTTAAATACAATATCGCCTGAATATTTAGGTTTTATTGAGCTTGAGACGATAAACACAAATGCTGCAAAGAATGCAATTGATGGATACACTAAATCGTTAAAAGAAAAAGCAAGGCAGCAAGCTATTTCTGAAAAGATTTCAGAATTAGAGGCAAAGCGGATCGACATTGAAGTAAAACTAATAAAGGAACAGGAAAAAGTATATTCAACTGCAGCAAAAATTTCAGGAGCAAATAAGGAATCTCAAATAGGTTATTACAACGACTTAATAGCAAATATAGATAAGCAAATATCTATATATCAATCGCTCGGTAGTGCTTCGGAAGAATCGTATGATGCTACGAAGAAAGCTGCTGAAGAAGCCGCTGCAGCAGCAAGAAAAGCTGCAGAAGAAGAAACGGCAGCAGCGAAGAAGATAGCAGATGAATCGATAAATGTAAGCGACACATTCACGAAGCTGATTGGAACGAATTTGTCGTTGCCGGATTCGATAAAGAAAACATCTGACACAATCGATGAGCTTCAAAGTAAGCTGATAAAACTTCAAACAGGTATCATCCCGTCAACAAATATAAGGGCTGAAATAAAAGAGACGCAGCAACAAATAAATGATCTTTCTGAAGCATTAGATTTATTGACAGGTGGTAGAGAGCTTGACTTGAAAGTAAATGCCGAAATGCCGACGATAGCAGCCGATATGAACAAGTTTTTCGATGGCAAGAATTGGACGCTGCCTGCCATTGACAGCAGCTTGCTTCAGACAAGCTTTGCGAAAGCTGGAGAGATGGTTATTGATTACGGAAGGTATATCGAAGGAGGAATAGTCGATGTTGTTTCTGCGATCGGAAGCGCTTGGGGTAGCGGCGATTGGAGCAATTTAGGGAAAGACATGTTGAGTGCAGTTGGTAAGTTGGCACAACAATTCGGTGCTATGGTAATTAGTTTTGCAATAGCGGCAGATGCTTTGAAGAAGATAATTACGACAAACCCGATTGCGGCAATTGCAGCTGGTGCTGCATTGATCGCTTTAGGTGCAGCTGCGCAGGCAGCGGCTGGAAAGATGATGAACAACGCTTTTTCAGGCAGCTCTGGCGGCTATGATCGAAGCTATTCTGGCGGAACGTCGTCGTATCAGCAAGCAACACCGAGCTACGCACCGACAGAGTTTCGCGGGCCGTATCAGGAAAATTACACGGTTGAATTTAAGATCGGGACAAATGAGCTTGTTGGCGTGCTGGATATGGCTGAACAAAAGAAAAGAAGGTTGTAGTGATGTATTTTATAGGAATTGTATTAATTTAAGCGATTATAACGATGAAATATACACTTACATATCGAAATAAGCAAGGCGTCGAAGCTCGTCTCGACATAATAACGTTCGGATCAACATCAACGACTGAAACGATCGAAGGGACCGACACACCTTTTATTCTGAATTACAAGCGCGAGAAGAACGACAAGGAAGGTTACATCATTTCGTCGTCGGCCGACATTGCTATCTATGAAAGCGGCACGTTCAACATCGACACGCTTAAAACTTCAAACGAAACTGATATAAAGGTTGAGTATTACATCGATAACGTTCTTACGTGGTCAGGCTTCGTAGTCCCCGATTTTTTCAGTCGAGTTATCGGCACGCCTGCGATCGTGAACATGGTAGCGTCGGACAGGCTTGGATCATTGAAAGGTCAGACGTTGAGCGGACTGCCTGCGATGGTAACACTTTCGTCACTTGTTTCATCGTGCTTGTCGAAAACAGGACTATCATTGCCTATAAACCTGAAGGCCGATTTTACAAGCGTGGTCGGTAATGAGAATGTCTTTGCAAGCAAGGTAATTTCGCAACGCTTCACTGACACGAAAGGACGAAACATTTCATGCTATGACATTCTGCGATCGATACTTGTGATGACAAACTCGGTAGTAGTACAACGAAACGGACAGTGGTACGTAGCTAATAAAATACAGATTGAGCAAGGCACTGTGCTGACGACGACACAATACATCGATTTCGATGAGGTATCCGTCGGTGCACGAAGGCAGATCATGCCTGTGGCGTCGAGTGTAGGAGTGTATCATGAATTTGGAGGAGGACGCAAGCACCCACAAAACAGCGATTTTTCAAACGGTACGGCCGATTGGTTACCGAAGGACGGTTTTCATGTTGCAGTAGAGGATAGAGAGATATTAAGCTACACAAGGATAAACAATATATGGAATGTAGATTACGGAGAAGTTACTGATAAAAACAGATTAGAGATTTTGAATGTGCTACCAGGCACGACTTTCGGACTTGATCTTGTTGCTTATACTCATAACACTTTTCCGATAATTTCATTGAATAAAGATGCAGTAAAAATCGACATAAACATAGGCATAACAGGTAAACCTTTATCGACTGCCCATTTTGTGATTATTGCAGATAACGGATCAAAGAAATATGCTTTCAATCAATCATCGAGCGCTTTTGAACTTTACGATCAAAACAATCAAAATTTTCTTATTAACATTAAAATACCTGAAAACACGTATGATTCTGTAAATGAAAGATATATAGCTACTAAAAGTGCTGTAGCTTATTCGGCTACGTTTCAAGTTCAAAATGTTGAAGATTATAATATAAGTATTCGTGTTTACGGCACTGACAGCTATAATGCGAGAGTAATACCAATTTTCATCGATTTTGTAAGTCTTACTTTTTTAAATGTCGATGAAACACCTAAAGGCAACATCTACAAAACAACGCAAGGCGACAATTTTACGAAGGTTCATGAGACTGACACGACGGTTATCGGAGATTACAGGACAAGCGGATTGAACGGTTACGGCTATCCGTATCCGATTGACGATACCTCATCACTTCTGACTTCTACAGGCTTATTAACTGAAAGATGGACAGCGCCTGACAACGCGGATGAGCTTCCTATCTTGCAGCACGTAACACGGCAGCGCGCGAAGATGTTTTCGATAGCGCACGACCTTTTGACGGCCGAAATAGACAGCGATGTGCTTGATCCTTTAGCTACATTTCGCGATTGTTCAGGTAAGAAGTACGTTATGGTTTCAGGAAGTCAGGATTTCTTAAGAGGAACGATCAACGTCGAGATAGAGGAAATAGCGTACAGCACGACGATCTGGAAACGGGACTACATATACAGCTACTTCGGCGAAGGAGAAGAAGGAATTTCGTCGGTTGGCGGAATATCGGAATCAGCACCGTCGGCTGGAGGTGGAGGAATGACACCTGAACAACTTGAAATTCTGAATAATCTTTCGAGTTGGTGGAAGTATGATGATGTTAACGACGCTATATATTCGGAGCTAAGCGTTTATTCGAGGAAAGAAGTGTCGGCATACGGACTTGGAGAGAGCGGAGGCGGAGGTGGCGCATCATATAACCGTTTAGATGCCTGGATAGATTACGACAGCACAAAATCAGGCTGGGTGCTAAGTGCATTATTGGGCAATGACTTAAACACAAGAGTAACCAACTTAGAAAGTGGTCCTGCAACAAATATTTCTTTAACAGGAGCAGGAAATGCAGTTACAAATGTATCAAAATCTGGGAATGTAATAACCTTTACAAAAGGACTTACTTTTTCGGAAAGTACACACAATCACGACGGAGCTTACTTAAAGAATGAAAGTGACCCTATATTTTCTGCACATACTGTTAAAAACATTTCTAATGGCGTTGGTTTTTTAAAGAATAATAATGGTACATGGAGCTATGATAATAATACTTATGCTTTAAGCAGCCACAATCATTCTGGCGTTTATCAACCGATTGATAATGATTTAACTGCGATTGCGGCATTGTCGGGAACAAGCGGGTTTTTAAAGAAGACAGCTGCCGACACGTGGGCATTAGATACGAATGCTTACTTGACCGAGAATCAAACGATAACGATTACAGGCGATGCCACAGGTTCAGGAAAAACTTCAATAGCTTTAATACTTGCAAACAGCGGGGTTACCGCAGGTACTTATAACAATGTTGCAACACAAGTAAGACCTTTTACAGTAGATGCAAAGGGTAGAATAACAAGCATAGGAGCAGCTGTAACTATTGCACCAGCTTGGAACAATATCACATCCAAACCCACTACTCTTGCAGGATATGGAATATCTGTTAGTGATGTTCTTACACAACTTAAAACTGTCGATGGGGCTGGAAGTGGGCTGGATGCTGACTTATTGGATGGATTGAATTCAACGGATTTTGTTAGAAGTAATTCAGGGAATGTATCATTATCAGGATTTGGTGGAGTAAGTCAATATCCAAATCCGAACTTTGTTTATAGGTATTTAGGCTATACTGCTGATGCAAAAGCAAGTCTTATATTATTTGCACGACAGTATGCTGGAACTGTTTTAAATAAAGAGGGATTTATAGGCAGTATCCATTTTTCAAGGGGTTCTACAGGAACTCTTAATATTACAAATAATATAAATATATCTATAGCTACTGGCTATAGCTCTACTCTTTTTAATATAAACGGAGATTATTCAGGGTGTAAAATAATAACAACAACTTATAATTCAGAAGTATACTATGGATTATATATACCTTCGTCAGCCACAAAATCTATATATTTATCTGGATGGTTATATACAGAACCTATTTTTATAGCTGATGCATCTTCGTATACTACAACAGATGTAACCTCAAGTGGGCAGAATTTTTATATAAATAATGTTGAAGCTGCAACAATAAATTCTAATGTAGCCTCTGCTACCAAACTCCAAATACCTCGCACAATCTGGGGGCAAAGTTTTGATGGAACAGGAAATGTTAGTGGCGCTTTAACAGGAGCTACAACAATAGCAGCTTCAACATCAATAACAGCACCGAAGCACTACTTAGGCAATGGTTGGGCAATGGTAGCAAATGGAACAGAGGTACAAATGCAATACAATGGAGTTGCAAAGATGCGGTTCTTATCGGATGGTAGCTTTGTGGCGGTAGGAGAAATAACAGCTTATTCTTAAAAATTAAATGATATGAAAAAATTTATTTTATGGTTAGTAAAGATTTTCAATGTTGATTTACCAGAAAAGGTTGTAATCAAAGAAGTTGAAAAGACAGTTGAAAAGAACATTGCGCTCGAAGGAGTGATTGAGGGGGGATGTTACTGTGAAAGGTAACTTAACAGTGGAAGGAAGTTTAACCGTAACAGGCGAAGTGTCTTGTTACAAAATAAAAGGAATATAAAATGAAAAAAATTGCTTTATCTGAATTAATTAAAGAATATCCAGACCTCATTTATGTCATAAATGATTTGGTTGATAAATTCAAAAAAGAACTGTTAGAGAAATATCGAGATGAGGATGCAATCAGTATAGGTGAGGAGATTATTAAAGGTCGTGGTCTTAAATTTAAAGATTGGACTGAAGGCGATGACCATACAAAAGATTTTATAAGTGGAGTTATGTATGCAATAAAAGAATTGAAAATAGATGAATTAGTAAACACACGTGAATATGTAGGAGACGGATTCTATCAAATAGATGACGATGGCGATAGAGTATTTTATTATTCAGAAAGGGACTAAACTATGGCAGCATTACCAAATACAGGAATAACAACTTCAATGGTTGCACAAGCTATAGGAGTTGGAAGTAATGATGTAGGAACATTATGCAAAAGTAATAAGATAAATAAGTGGAGTGCAGGTAAGCCTAAAAGTTTGCTCGTACCATCAACAGCAGCAAATAATACATATACAGGACCTACTCCATCTGGGCTTTATCGTGCAAACAATCCTTATGATATAGTCTATGGAAAGCCTACGGGTGGAGCAAATGACCCATATAGGCTGGGTGATTTTAGGGGATATAATCATATTGCAAAACCACCTGTCAAGGTTGTAATTACTAAGGTTAATGGTTTAGGGGGTGACCAAACTACACCACCTTTCACTCTTATGGTTGGAAATCAGTACACAATTTCTTTCTATTTTGAACTTGGTGAAGTTGACCCCGTAGATATTCATCCACATACAGTAAAGACAAAGAATACTGCCGCACTTGGTGGCTATGGAGGAGTATCTTGGGTTGGATTTCTTAATCCAACTTATGAGATGCCTGTTGAGGCAAATAAAGTATTTTCAGCAGCTCCGTTACCTATTAATGACCCGCCACTTACACAATCGGTATTGATAGGTGGTGAAGCTGGCACGGGTACACCTACACTGGAGATGTTCTATGTAAGATATAATGGTGATGCAGATGGAGGATACACGACTGTACCATTTTCTATTGAAGACCCTGATTATAGGAATAATATACAGGTAATAAGTATGGATGTTGATACCGCATTCATAGAAATAACAGTCTTGTTAAATGATATTACTGCGAGGACAACCACAGCTAATAATATGACTATTGCTGTTAATAATATAAGACTACGATTCAGTTATAATTATCAGTTGGGTTCAGAATATCCAGACCCACTGCCTCCAGGTACACCACGTATAGAAACAATAAGGGATATTGGTACTATAAATGCTGAAAGCTCCGTAAATACATTCTCTATACTTCAAAAACCACCAGCAGTGCACGGTACTTATCAGTATTTTGGATTCATTTATACAGAGCAACAGCAGCCTAATGGAACTTGGGTTGGCCTACATCAAACGCAATTCAATACGTCAGTAACATTTTAAATTATAAGAATTATGAAAAGTTTACATTACATTTTAGGAATTTTGATTTTCATTTCTATGGCAATAGGAATTGGAGAAAAGTACTTCATTGCTGTTGCAATGGTGCTATACATCATTCAGATGATATTGATGTACAAACAAAACAAGCCTGTTACAAATAAGAGTAACAGTAAAGGCGGAACAACGGCTTACGAAGAGTTGAAGCCTGAAGACCAAAAGAGAAAATTAAACAATTAAGCAGTTATGGCAACAAAGAAAATTAACTCGAAAGAGAGGTCCTCAACTGAAGCTAAAACAGCAAGCGCAATGACGCGTAACGAAGCAGTATCGCTTTTTATGCTGATACGCGATATTAAGAACGGCAACCTCTCGCGTGAGGCACTTGTGAAGTACGTTATGCTTCGCGTGAAATTGAAAGCGATTTACGACGAGTACGAACGTGTTCGGCAAGAAATAAGCGAACAAACAAAGCCTGAAGGCTGGCAAGAAGGTGATGCGCAAGACGAATGGAACGAGGTGTTTCGGCCAGTGATGGAAGCGTGGCTGAAAGAGCCTGCAAACATCGAAACGAAAATCTTCACAGAAAGCGATTGTGCTGATCTTATCATGAGTAATCCTGACAAGAACGGCACTTTCGTTGACGTCGTTATGGAATACTTAAAGAAATGACGCAGGAAAGAACACATCGATACATAGTTACATCGTTAAATGACACATAAAACAGACACGAAGATGGATCACGGACTGAACTATTTCAAGATACTATTTATCGCGATCGGAGGATATATCGGGTTTCTTATAAAAGAGTTAAAACCTACATTCCCACTGATGATCATAGTTATAATTTTCATTTTGTATGACACTTTAACAGCGTATCAGTTAAACAAAAGGGCAAGTGAGCAATATCCCGACAAGGTTAAAAAAGAAAATGCTAAATTCAAAAGTTTTTCTTTCGCTAAAGTTATACGATCTACTATCCCTAAACGGTTGATACTTATAATTTTGGCATATTTGGTTGAGCATTGGGTTTTCGTATACATGGACGTACCTTTATCATACATTGTTGCCGGAATAATTTGCTTTGAGCAAGCATGGTCTATTCTCGAGAATGAAAGTTCGTGTCGTGGAGAGAAGGAAGGCATGTTTTGGAAATTATTACAAAAAATAATGATAGACAAGACAGAGCGGCATTTCGACGTGAATTTGGATGAGTTGAATGATAAAATTGATACGGAAAAAGAAAAATGATAGCCTTTGAAGAGTATATTAAAGAGAACAAAGAAGAGTTCATCGAAAAAGTTATAAGAATTTCAAATGAACTCGGCATTGATCCGAATTGGTTGATGTTCGTGATGTGGTTTGAGAGCAGGCTTAACCCGAAAGCCGTTAATCAGACAAGTATGGCTGCAGGCCTGATACAATTTTTACCATCTACGGCTAAAGCATTAGGCACGACTACGTGGGTTTTACTTTCGATGAACAACGTGCAGCAATTAGACTATGTATTGGCTTATTTAAGGCCGTACAAAGGACGAATGAAGACGTGGGTGGATGTTTATTTGGTAGTGTTCTATCCTTCGGCCATAGGCAAGCCTGATTACGTTATTACGAAAGATATAGTCGCTAAACAGAACAAGATATTCGATCTAAACAAAGATTTAGATATTAGCGTTAAAGAGATCGAAAATGTATTAAGAAAGCAGATACCATCAAAATATAAGAATTTATTTCAATAATTATGAAAAGAATAAGAGAGGGAAACGATTTCGATGTTACGTGGGCGATAAAAAGAGCCGGCGTTCCTGAAGACTTTTCGACAGCAATAGAGAAAAGGTTAACGATGGTTGTATATGGTAATGTTATTGAACATAGCCTATATACAATAACTGATAACATTTTAGCGATAAACGTGCCGAAAGAAGTTGCTCATTTTATGGGAGATTACAGGCTTGTTTTCGAGTACACGCTCCCCGATTTAGGACAGCCGGATGGAGACTTGAAATGCAAAACTGATGTAGTTGCTTTCAGGATTGTTCCGCTTACTGCGGATGCTGACATTGACATGACCGTTGATGTTGCGTCGGATGTGGCAATTGGCTTCAAGGGCGACGAAGGTAACCCCGGCGTTGATGCTTATCAGATTTGGCTGGATATGGGAAATACAGGCACTTACGATGACTATCTTACGTGGCAAAGAGCTCCGGCGGTTGATGCAGCTGCAACAGCAAATGCGGCAGCAATATTGGCAAACACGAAAGCAGGCGAAGCTAATAACGCAGCAGCTTCAGCAAACTCAGCAGCTGGATTGGCAAACACGAGAGCAGGAGAAGCAAACACCGCAGCTGGGCTTGCAAACGAAGCTGCACAAAATGCAAATAGTCAAGCTGTACTCGCAAATGAGAAAGCTATACTTGCTAATGAAGCAGCACAAGCAGCTAATGAAGCAGCAGTACTCGCAAATGAGAAAGCAGGAAATGCAGATTCTGCAACAACAGCAGCTAATGAAGCAGCAACACTCGCAAATACAAAAGCAGAAGAAGCGAGAAACGCAGCGTCTCTGGCTAATGAGAAAGCAGAGTTGGCTAATACAAAAGCTATCGATGCAAACAACGCTGCTCAATTGGCCAATGAAGCAGCAGGGTTGGCAGATGATGCGAGGCTGGCTATTCAGGATGATTTAGCAACGAAGGCAGATCACGGCTATGATACAACACCGAAGACGCTCAAAGAAGTGGATGATTCCGTTCTATCAGATGAGGAGGTTGTAGCGACAGACCTAAACGCACTTGCTGAAAGAATTAATGCACTGGAAAAAGCATTTAGAAATAGTATATTTAACAAAGTGCAAACTGATACGCTGGATGTTTTGGTAAATCTAAACTTTCAGGGAAGACCTCTCTTCATTGTTTCAAATGTTGCTCCTGCTATCATACCAGATGGCGTGCCTCAATTTTATGTCAACACTGCTACTGGCGACTTTTATAGCGCAAAAAACAATACTTCGGTTAATGATTGGATTTTAAAATAAACAATTATGAAAAATATTAATAAATACGACAATTTGGCTGCTTATGATGCAGATACAAATAGACCTACTAATGAGAATACGGTAAGTTTGATTAAGGATATAAATATCATTAAGCGAAAAGGGGTGAATGTGATTGTGCCGAGTATTTATTGTTCGGTTGGAGATACGGTTGTATATGATACGGAGGAAGAAAAATATAAGGTTATTAAAAACGGTACGGTTAACATAGCGCTTCTTTCGTCAAGATACATTATTACAGCAGTAGTTACCGAAAGAACAAACACATCTGCCTTAATCGATGCTGGAGTACAAGTGTCGAAACAATGGGCTGCGTCGTATAAGGTGAAAATGAGTGGCTTCTCGTTCGTCGCCGATGGAAGTTTTACGTTAACAATCAATTCTACCACTACATCGGCAATTAATTATACAACTACTGACACGCTTGCCACGTTAGCTACAAAGATGCAGAATGCAATACGTGCAATAATGACTGCACATCCTATTGGATGGACTGTAACGGCCTATGCTGACTATATAGTTGTAGAACAAAATTCTTATACACCGAATGTAACTGTATTTACCTGTTCTGATGCAAATATAACTGTAAACATCTTAACGGGTAATTACCAAACAGCCATTACGGGTTTATTGTCTCCATCCACGCAATTATACAGAAATGATGGAACAGTTGAATATTATGCAGGCGCAAATTTCTTGAGGTTTAAGCAATATTATTCTGCAAATGGTGGTGATTCTGTTGATCAAACATTAACAAGTAATGGCATAATACGAGAATCGAGATTTAATGCGACTGATAATCCGATTTTATTTAATTACTATTTGACATATGATAATTATCTTCAAGCGAAGATGGTTAAGAAGTCATATTCTAAAGGAATTATAATCGATAAAAATGGACAAAGTAATACCAAAAAACTTGCAGTAGTAGCATATACAAACCATGACGGTGTTGTTTCTCTTGCATATCCAGCTGCGGACTATTGTAATTTATTTGAAAGAGCTGGTACTAAGCATTTAACAGGTTCATGGTGGCTTCCGAGCGTTTGGGAATTTGAGCAAATTATAAGCAAAATAACAAATGGTATATCTGGAGTTGAACAAGATATTATTACAAAGGGTTTTATCGAAGCTGGGCTTACACCACTAAGCATAGGCTCATATTATTGGTTATCATGCGAGCATAGCTCCTACACTGCTTGGTTTTACTGTGGCAACTACGGTAATTTCCTTGGCGGCAACGGTAAGAATTACTCGAATCTTTGTCGTGTTGTGTCAGCTCTTCTACTTGAACCTTAAAACTTAAAAACTTTATGGTTGAAAGATTACAAATATATATGGATACGTACAAACTGTCAAAATTGACGTATTGTGCTCTCAAGGAGATGCCTAAATATGACAAGCATTTAATTGGGGCAAGAATGATTACGAGCATTTTGGATATGTTTGAATGGATTACGCTTGCCAATAATCAGAAATCTGCAAGTGAAAGATTGAGATATTTGGAATCTTTTTATACAAGTTTCGAACAATATAAAATTCAATTAAGATTATGTGAGGAAAGGAAAAGATTAATAATGTCAATGGATAAAAAGTGGTGGAGATATTTTTATACCAAAAAAGGATTTAATAAGATAATACTAAAGAGTAAATATAAATTTAATAATATAGAAAGGAGACAATACTATGTACCATCTTGAAATCAACAAGAAGTATCAACAAATTCACGAGTTTAAATCACTGCTTAATCGAACCGATTATGCAGACCATCGGCAAGACGATGAACCAGATAAGCCGATGTCTGAAGAAATAAAGGCGGCGAGAATAAATGCAAGGGAGCAAATAAATATTCTCGAAAGCGAAATTGCCGAACTTGAGGCAAAGCAAAAGGAATATTTGGAGACAATTGAAAATGAACAACTATGAAAAAATACATATTACATGTAGCTATTTTGTTAATTATTTCTTTATCTATTTCAGGATGTAAGCCGAGACAGATACTTGTCCCGATTACAGAAACGAAGATCGAATTTCGCGAACGGTTTAGAATTGACAGCGTATATAATCGCGACACGCTGATGTTGTTCTCGCAGAACGACACCGTTTATCTTCAGTCGATAAAGTGGCGTGAGCGATTCAGGATAGACACGATAAGCGTCGTTAAAGTCGATTCGATACCTTACACGGTTGAGGTAATTAAAGAAGTCAACAAGTTGACGAAATGGCAACAAATAAGATTGTCGGTCCTAAACATTATTATCGCGATAATAGTCATATACGTTATAATTAAGATAAAATGGTGAGATAACGATTGATGAATATTTTATATAAGATACCTAAATCATTTTTGTAGTTAGATTATTTGTTATTCATGAGTAACGGCCGCCTGCGAAGGTAGCCGTTATTTTTTATGTACACACAAAAAAAATTGCCGCTCGTTTCTCAACGAAAGGCAACTAACGTAAAGTTATGAACGTAAACTAAAATTAAAAGAGTGCTTAGTGTATGAGCATATGAGTATAATTACACACCACAAAGGTAGTTATTATTTACGCACAAAAACGCGATTAATGTTAATATTATGTTAAATACGTGTTAAATCTATGTTAAAAGTGCAAATAAATTTGCACATCAATTTTGTTAGATGTATATTTGTATAACAATTAAAACAAGAAGTTATGATACTCGTAGGCGGACAGGCATTAAAGAATTTAGGTAGCGACAGACACACTGAAGATGTTGACTACTTAATTAATGATGAAAATAATTCAGCTGCTTTCATAAACACTGAAAGCGTAGATTATTTGAACGCAAACGGTAACAAATTTTTCAAAGAAATTTACGATCTCGAAAAAGGAAACGACCAGGCAACTCCTCAATCGCTTTTCGAATTGAAGGTATATGCTTTCGTACAGCACTGCCAGAATTTCAATTTTGCGAAAGCCGATGCTTGCGAGTACGATATAAAATTTTTGGTTAGAAACTTCGAAGTTGAACCGAAGATCGTTAAAAAGTACATCAGCGCAGGTGAGTTATCTGAAGTAATGAAGATAATAAGAAGCACGAGAATATAAAATCATTATTACTCGAATAACATCGATTTGTTTAAATTTGTATTAAATACGTGTTAAATCTATGTTAAAAGTGCAAATAAATTTGCAGGTTAAGAAGTAAAGTTGTAAATTTGAAGACAATTAAAAGATAAAACAATAACAGCTCGAAAGAGCACTAAAAATTAAAGTCATGAACGCAAGATTTAAAAAGTATCGTTTTAACGGTAAAATGAAACATTACAGTGAAGGATCAAAGCTTTACAAAGCTTATAAACAGAGTATCGAATTTCTATGCGAAGTAGAAGGCGCGCAATTTCAAAACGCGTTCACAACAAACGGCAAAACTTACGCAGTTATTGAGTACTATCCAGAAGAGTATAATTTAAAATGTGAAAAACTTAATCGCTGGCTGAATAAGAGAGCCAATAGCGGTGTTTATTTGCGTGAACTTGCTTACGTTTCGCTCGGTAGCGAGAAGTAAACTAACATAAGGAGGCTGCCGAAAATCCTCAAAAAGAGTAGGCAAAAATTTATTAAAATATAAAGTTATGAAACAGTTTATTGAAGTAAAAATCGAAAACAAGGGCCACATGCTTGGCACACTCGGATGGTTCAAGGAAATAATTGACAGAAG